GGTCCTGCTGGCAAATCGGCCAGCCGACCGGCAGCGGGTTGACGAGCCCGTTGCCTACCCACTCCCTGCCCAGGTACAGCCCCGTGGTCGAGTCGAAGTCCTGCAGCCACCATCCCTGCCCCCCCCCGATGCTGGTGTCCCAGTAGTTCTTGGTGACCATCCAGACGCTGATCACATAGGCCAGCGATCCCTCGCTTGCCAGCGGTGACGGTCGGTGGAAGACCCCTTTGATCCCGTAGGGGATGACACCTCCGCCCAGCGACTCGTCGTAGATCCTGGGCGGATCCCGCATCTCAGGATGGGCCACAAACCAAAATTCGGGGTGTGCGAGCAAGGAATCGCTCGCGTGTTGCGGGGTGCTGGGGGTGAGGTCGTAGTTGACCGGCATCGATTGGTAGACTTGCTTCAGGCTCATTCGGTCACCTCCGCCGTGATGGTCTCGGTGCCGCCTGATGCCATGGGGCCGAAGTACCGGGTGGTGGCCGTCCCGGTCGAGTCCGTGTAGCTCTGGGCCGGGTCCACGGTCCCGGACGCCCCGGAGGCCGACCAGTCCACCAGCCAGCCTGGGCAGGGTTCGCCCTGGTCTCCGGTGAGCGTGGCGGTGATGACCGCTGAATGGGCTTTTGCCGGTACCGGTGTTGCTGCCGGTACGGACAGGCTGACCGGCACGGTGTCCTGCGCCCATACGCAGATCACAGACTTCGGGTGGGTGTCTGACGCCCCCACGACTCGGTAATGGGAAATGAAGACTCCAAGGGTCCGGTCGCACCAGGTGCCGTCCAGGGCGTAATGCCCGCCGAGGCCTCGGGCGAGCGTGTCCGGTATCCGCAGGATTCTCCCGGTGGTGTTGTCCTTCGGGAAATACTCGAGGAGGTAGCCCGCATCGTTGGTGAGCCAGGCGGTGTTGCTCCCCCCTTCCGAGATGTAGGTCGGGATGTACGTCCCGATCAACGGTTGAAGGTCTTGGAGGAGCGTGCTTCCGGTCCCGTTGTACGCGCCGATCCCGCTGTCCACTCGGTACAGGTGCCGCCCCAGGTGGATGATGAGGTTGAATCCCTCCCATTCGGTGACGGGTTCGTAGCCTCCGTTGTAGAGGGCCGGTAACAAGGCGACGCCGGTCAGGGCGTCAAAGGCGTAGATGGAATACGGCGGGTATCCGCTTTGGTGGATGGTGCCGTGCTTCTTGCTAAACGCCATCCCGTTGCCGATGAAAAAATTCGAATTCCGTATGAACGAGATCCCGTCGTACTGCGCGACGCTGTAGAGGATCTGGTCGTAGCTGCTGCCGTCCAGGTTCATTCCCGCCGCGTATCCGCACAGTCCGATGTCGGGTACCCAAAACTTTCCGGTGGTCGGTTTGAACGTCCAAGGCCCCCAGTCCGAATAAGCCGGGTCGGTGGTCAGTTCGCTGGGGCCGAGGAGCAGTTTAAGCACCTGCCACCACCTGCACGTTGATCGTGCCCAGCCCGGTCGGCGAAACCTTGCAATAGGCCACGCCGCGCTCGTCGGTGTGGCTTGAAAGGGCGTCCACGGTCCCAGGCCCCGTGACGAGCCACAAGACCGAAACCCACGGGGTGCCCTGGTAGGCGACGAGGCAGGTGGCCCCCAGGTGGACGCTCGTGGGGTTGGCTTCGATCATGGTGCCCGCCCCGTGATCCGCATCGTTAGGGTGACGGCGTTGGAGACCAGCCCCGAACGTGAAAAGACATCCAGCTCGACTTCGTTGCCGCTGGTGCTGACGCCGGTCATGATGACCTTGAAGCCAAGGGTGCTGATGTAGTTGGGGTACCAGAGGACGTAATTGGCGGGCGGGTCGGGCGGTTTCTGCCAAAAGGCCAGCATCATCCGCAGTTGGGGCAGCCGCATGGACAGGCCTCCCTCGTTGCCCCAGATTTCCTGGACTTCGACGTCGCGCAAGGTGCCCGCCCATAGGGTGTTGGCGAATCCGCCGAGTGTCATGGTGGACTGCCACACAGGCCGGATGATGGCGTCGCTGTCGATGTTACGCCAGGCGGTCGGGGGAATGTCGTAGTCGTAGGTGCCGAGGGTGGGGTGAACCAGCCGGCCTTTTCCGCTTCCGGCCACGATGGCCGGTAGGACTGGGATCGCCACGGATTCCGTGACGGTCGCCGCGTCGGCGATGGTAAAGGTGTTCGAGGCGGTGAGCGTGGTCACTTGGCTTTGTCCTCTTTTCTCTGCATCAACAGAAAGAGCTGCTCCACCTTTTCGTTGTGCTCCTTGAATCCGTCCCGCAGTTCCTTCCCGTCATGCTCGACCTGCATCTCCAGCCGTGTGACGCGGAATTGGAGGACCTCGTGGTCCTTGATCCGGGTGTTCAGCTCGCTCATCTCCCTGATCAGGTTGGTGACGTTGACCTTTAGCTCGTTCATCACCAGGGCCATGGCGATGTAAGCCGTCAAAGCTGAAACCAGGGCCGCCAAGGTGGTCTGTCGGATGAGCATGCCCCATTGGCTGATGTCGGTCTTGTCCACGGTCGTCTTCTTGTCTGTTGGTTATCGTGAGGCATAGATGTTGGTCATTTCCCGTTCCAGCCAGTCCCGGAGCGTCATGTTGATCGCTTCGGGCGAAAGGTTTACCTGTAACTGGGTAGGTCCTGCCGCCATCTTCTGTGGGGCCGCCTGGGCCGATCCCTGCCGCACAAAGTCCGCGACCTCGCGGGGCAGCACCATCTCCCTCGGGTGGAGCATGGCAAGGCCCGCATAGGGTCCGGTGTCGCCTGTCCCAAGCGCGAACGCGGGCGTGAACAGCTCGGAGTCGGTGAGGCTGCTGCCTCCTCCGCCTGGCTTGCCGAACAGGCCGCCCAGCAACCCCCCCAGCAATCCGCCTCCTCCTCCGCTCTTGTCATCGCCCAGCAATCCCCCGAACAGGGCGTCACTGATCTTGTTGGCGGCCAGCCGGGCGAGGTTGTCCAGGATCGACTTAAAGAAACGGTCCATCGCCTCGCCCGCCGATGCGCTCCCTGTCACGATAGAGGATAGCGCATCCGCAAAAGAGGTCTGGAGGTTTTTGGCGACGTTTTGCAGGTCGGTGTCCATGCTGCGGGTCACCTCCTGCTGCTTCGTCTTCATGGAGGTCAGGGTCTTGGTGTAGGCGTCCGGGTTGCCCAGCAAGGCGAGGAGCTGCTGGTACTTGTCGATCAGCTCTTGGAGGGACGGCTCGGCCTCCCGCTGCGCCTCCTCGATTTTTTGCCGCATCGTGTACTCGCTGATCAGTTCCGCCTGGCGCTCGTTGTTGTACTGCTGCTCCTTGGCCTGAAGTTCCGACACGGTCGTGTCGAAGGCGGCCTTGATCTTGGCGAGGTTGGCCTGGGCGGCCTCGGTGTCGATCAGTTTGTTGGTCAGGTCGATCCCTTCCTGGGACCCTGCCTGGGTGAAGGCCTTCAGCTCGTCCTTGTACTTGTCGGCGACGATGGATCGCGTGGGCGCGAGGTCGAACGAGTTTTTCCCGCTGATCGCGTCGAGCTTGGCCTTGGTGTTGTCGAGCGCCTCTTGCAGCGCCTTGTGGGCCTGGACGACCTGGCTGGCGTCCTCGACCATCTTGGCGGTGTTCCTCGATTGCGCCTCGGCGATCTGTCCGTCGATGGCCTTGATCTGGGTCTGGGTGTTGACGTACTCGACCGTGCCCTTTTCCTGCTCCTTGAGCTGGGCCAGGTACAGCTCCTTTTTCTTGCGGAGGCTGTCGACCGTGATCCTGGTGCTCTCGTCGTCCATCTCCTTTAGCTTGACGTAGTAGTCCTCCGCGCTCATGCGCTCGTCCTTGTACTGTGCGGTCACCATGGCCTTCTCTTTGGCGATGGCGGCCTGCTTTTGGCTGGTCTCGTTGGCGATGTCCTGCTCCAGCGCCCGGCGCTTGGCATCCATCAGGCCAGGCTCCTCGAGCAGCTCGGGGGGTGCGCTGATGCCGCCCATCCCGCCCATGACCTTGGGCACGTACTCACGGGTCTCCTTGGGAAGCAGCGACAGCCAGCCCTTCGGATCTTTGGCGACGGCCCGGTCCACAGCCGGTGCCCCGGCGTTGTAGGCGGCCACGGTCTTTTCCATGTCACCATGGAAATGATCGAACAGCTCCTTGAGCAGCTTGGCCGCCCCGGTGATGGACTGCGAGGCGTCGAACGGGTTGGTGACGCCCACTGCGCTTTGGGTCGCTGGCATGAGCTGCATAAGGCCCTGCGCCCCGGCAGGGCTGACCGCCTTCGGGTTCCAATTGCTCTCCGGTCCCGCGATGGCCTTGAGCACGCCGGGCGGGAGTCCATACTTCGACTCGGCCTCGGACATGAGGGAGAGGTATCCCTTGCCGGGTCCGGTGCCGCCGCTGGTCGCGCCCTGGAGCTGGCGCAGCTCGCGGGCGTCGAGGTCGGGCAGACCTTTCTCGTGCCGCCTCCGGTTGATGTCCTCGAGGGTCGCGCTTTGTTTGATGTCGGCCATGTTGACCTTGCCAATGCCGAACTTGTCGAGCATCGTCGAGATCCCGCTGTTGACCGCATCGATCTTCTGGAGCAGGTAGCCAGCCCCCATCGGGCCGAACAGGGCGAGGCCGATCCAGCCCATGGTCCCCCCAGCGGTGGCCGCGAAGGTGTTGGAGACGGTGTTCATGGTGGTGATGCCCGCCGCCGCGAGGGTCATCGAGCCGATGGCGCTCTGGGCTGCCGGGACGATGGACAGGAAGAACAGCGCGACCTTGTTCCCAGCCCAAAGCTCCGCCGCGACCTGGATCACCGCCTTGATCGCCCGCGAGTGCTCCTCGAGGGCCTCCTTGGTTTGCTTGATGGCCTCGGGTGCGGTGGTGGCGAACCACTTGCTGAAGTCGATCAGGCTGGGGAGCAGTTGCTGGCCGATCTGGATCTGCACCGCCTCGAAGATGTCCTTGACCTCAGCCATGCCACGCCGGTATTCCTTCGCCTGCTCGGGGTCCATGTGGAGGCCCAGCTCCTTCATCAGACGGGTGGCGTCGGCGACCGACTCGTTGCTCATCTTGGTGAGCTGGATCAGGTCCTGGTATCCCCGGCGCGAGATCGCCATGGCGACGACCTGTTGGTCGGTGCCCTGCTTGTATTTCTTGAGGGTCTCGACCGCATTCATGACGATCCGGTCAAGGGGGAGCAGGACGCCCGCGTTGTCCTTGTACTCGATGCCGAGTTTTCGGAGTCCGTCGGTGTGGGTGATGATGGCGCGGGAGATCGCCTGCGCGGCCCCGGCGAAGGCGTCCGTTGAAACGCCCGAGGCCTTCATCGCCATGATGTAGGCTTGGGCGGTGTCTGCGGTGGTGCCGAGTGTGCGGGCGAGTTGGGCCGCCGCGAGCGTGGCGTCGGCGACTTCGGCGGTGAAGCCCCGTGCGATGAATCCCCCGGTGAACAGGACCGTCAACGAGGCCATCCCGCGCTCGAGCATCTCAAACGACCCCTTGATGCCCTCGGAGCTGCTGGCGATGACTTCCTTGAGCGAGACGACCTCGGCCTTCGCCTTGTTGGTCGCATGGGTCAGCTCGTCGAATTTGGCGCTGATCTTGACTTGGAGTTCTTCAGCCGTGGTCGCCATCGCCTAGTCCTCGAATGAATCCAGCAGGTCGCCTGGCTTGGGTTTAGCGGCCTGCCTGGGTTTATAGGTGCCCAGGAACAAGGCGACCGAAAGATTGACCGGGGGCGCGGCCTCCCATTCGGCCATAAGTGCCTCGTACCTGGGCATGGTCATGGTGTCCAGGGTCTCGTCCCAGGTCCACCCTGTCGCCGCGACAATCGAGGCGACAAGTCTGTTTATGTCGAGGGGTTCGCCTCCACCCCGGGTAGGTTTCCCAGTTGCACCCCGCTGGCCCCGGCGACCGCCGCGAGCACGTCCGGGTAGTTCCCCGCGTCCACCAGGTCGAGCACGTCCTCCAGGGTGATGCCGGGGTAGTTGCGTTGCAGGCTCCAGACGATCCCGGCCAGGTTCGCCCGGTAGACCTCCCTTTGGTCTTTGGCTTCGGCGAGCAGATCCTGGACGGCCTCGAGGTGGCGCATGGTCAAGGGGGCCACGGTCCATGTGTATCCCCCCATGTCGACGGGCTTGCCCTTGATGGGCGGGTGGGTCATGGCCTTGTGCTTGGCCTCCAGGCTGATGGTCGGCTTGGCGTCCTTCATTGGGTTTTCTCCTGTTCCGCTTCGACGGCCTCGATCCCTTGCGCGACTGTTCCGGCGGCCTTGGCCCCGGCGATGACGGCAGGGTTGCCGATGGCAGTGCCGACCGCCGCCGCAATCGGGGCGGCCCCGGCGACAAAATGGACCAGGAATTTTCCGATGTGCTTGGCGGCCTCGCCTGCGTGTTCCATGGCCTGTTCGAATCGTGCGGTGTCGATGTTCATGTGCGTGCCCCTTTGGTTGTTGGTTTTAAGAACGTCCTGATGTCAGGATGTTCTTTTGTTCATGGCCCCCACCCTTGCGGGCTTGGTTTAATGCCGGGGGGCTGGCGGCTGGCCCCTTGTCAGGCCTTACTGTGCAGCCGGTGCTTCCGCCTGTGCGGGTGCGTCCGGGTTCAGATCGTCGAGCGCCTGCGCGTCGCCCTTCACCTTCGCGGCCCCGTCCACCACGGCTTGCACGGAGGCGGCCTGCGCCTCGGTGAGCGTGGCGTCGGAAAGCCGGGAGGTCAGGTCGGCCACGGAGGCCGTCAAGGTTTGGACGCTGGCTTGCAGCTCGCCCACCTTGGCGATGATCTCGTCCTTGGCTTTGAGCAGTTGCGTGTCGGTGGCGATCAGGTCCGCGTTGGTCGCGGCGAGGATTTCGATGAGTTCACTGACTTTCATTTCTAGCCCCTTTGGGTCTGTGTGGATGTGGATATGGAGATCTTGAAGCATGATGCCCTCTCGGGCCTTTAGCCCTTGGTCTGGTTGGCTACGGAACGCCCCAGCTCGCGGAGTTCCTTGGCGGCCCCGAGGTAGATGGCGCTTTCGACCTCGACCGTGTTGGCATAGTCCAGGTCCGGGTAGACCGGCCCCTTGTCCAGCTTGACCTCTTCGGTGCCGTTCTCATTGCCTGGTCCACGCTCAAATCATGCGGCGTCCGGTATCTTGGCCGCCTCGAAGTGGATGCTGGCAAAGGTCCGCCCTCCGTCCATCGACGGGACTCGGTCCAGCATGACGGAGACCCGGTCCCGGTTGTTCTTGATCCATCCCACGGGGTCCCGGCCCAAGGCGGCCTGTTCGTGCGGATGGAGGAATCCCGAGATTTTGAGTATCGCGTCGATCACGATCTCGTTGACCTGGCTTCTGCTCAGTCCGTAGGCGTCCATCGCCAGGGAGGCTGCGTGCCCCCTGAAGATGAGATCCGCGACCGGGCGGTGCAGGCGCTCCCATTGTTCGACGCCCTTGAGCACCTCGCGGACCTCGATGCGGTTGCGCCTGGCGTCCTCGATGCCGTCCAGCTTGAAGTACGGATGCATGCCCGAGGCGAAACACTCCCGGACGCAATGCAACGCCCTGGCAAGCAGCGCGTCCACCACCACCTCCTCGACCCCGTAGGCTTCGGCGATGCGGTGGATCGGCACGCCTGCCAGGGCGTTGTCGAGGATGTCCCATTCCTGGCCGGTCACGAGGCCTCCGCAAAGCTCCAGGTGCCGATGGTGTTGCTCGAATCGCTGAAGGCCCCGAAGGTGAAGTCAGGCTTGGCGAAGTCCTCGAGGGCCGTCTGCAAGCTGAATTTTGCCGCGATGGCCTTGTTGAGGGTCAGGACGTGCTGCTGGGCGTTGTAGCTTTGCATCAGGACCGCCTTGAAAGCCGCCGCCACGCCCATGAGAGCGTTGCCCATGGTCAGGGTCTCGCCCGTCACCGCCGTCTTGATGTAGCTGATCAGCACGTTCTTGCTCTTGTCGTCCACGTAGAACGTGTAGACGCCCGCCGAGACCGAATACTGGCCTGCCGCCGCGACCGCCGACACGCGGACATACGGGGTTCCGTTGATCGCGTCGATCACGCCGAGGTCGGTGGTCCAAGTGGCCGATCCGGCGACGGTGACGGTGTAGGCGACGCTGCCTGGGATAGCCCCGGCCTCGAGGTCGACGACGACCTGGGTTCCCGTCGCCAGGCTGCTGTTGGAAAAGAAGACGTCATTAAGCAGGTGCCCGTTGAGCTGGGCAAACTTCCCGGTGCCATCGATCTTGACCGTGCCGCGTGCCGAGGCCAGCGGAAACTGGTAGGAGCCAAACAAGTTGACGGTGTTCGCGTTGAAATCCACGCCTGCCTGCTGGAGTGCTCCAAGGCGGGAAGGGGTGGGGTTGGTGGTGCCTGGGATGTTCCACAGGCTGCCTGCGCCGAATGCGTATTGAGTCATGGCCTTCGCCTCTTAGGTTGGTTGTTCATGGCACCAGCACCCTCACGGGTATCACGGCGACCGTCTGTTGCCCCAGCAGTCCTTCGTCCATCTCGACCTCGCCCTCGATCCAGCAGTGGCTGACGGTGCCGCCGAGGGTTAGGCAGTGGGTGATGATGTCATCGGGCGCAAATGCGGCCTCGATGGCGTCGAGCAAGGCATTCTGGATGCTGCTCGGGATATCATCCGGGTTGTCCGCGTGCGCGTACAGCCACAGCTTGTAATTGTAGATCCATTTCGGCGGGACGCCTTTTTCCTGTTCGACGTCCTGCGAGGCCTGGGACATGAACAGGGCGGGCTGCTCGGGTGGTGCGACCTCGGAAAAGTGGCGCAGCTTCCGGCTTGTGGTGATGATCGCAGGGATCATCCCGGCCAGGTGGTCTAGCACCGCCTCCGCCACGACCTCCCTCGAGGGCCTGCTCATGGCGTCTGGTAGAGGGCCTTTTCCCTCGCCCGGCGGATGACCAGCCCCCTCAGCACCTTGCCGTCCTGCTTGTCCCACAGCAGGAACGCCTCGGCGGCCTCGTGGCGCTTGCCTTCCTTGTGGCGGGCCAGGACCGACGAGGCCTTGAAGTGCCCGGCCCCGATGTTGTAGCACAGGCTCACCATGGCGCTGAATTCGTTGGGGGTGGCATGTGTCACGCCCAGGAGGCGGCATACCGCGTCCTCGGCCTTGGTGATGTCCTCCTTTAGCCATTGCTCGGCTTGCGTCCGGGTGCAGGCCATGCCTTCCGTGACGTCCTTGGTGTGGCCCCAGCCGATGGTCCAGACGTCGTCCGGGGTCGGTTTGTAGGCTTTCAAGCGGACGCCTTCGCTGGTCTTGATGATCTTCAGTCCCGCCGCATTGGTCTTCATCTGGAGCTGCCTATGACGAGGAGCAGGGCCAGGACGGCGATGCCTGTCTCGACCGCCACCAGCCACCATTGGAAAAGCGGGCGAGCCCATTGGATGGCTCCTTCAAAGAAGGCCTCGTTGATCATGCCCATGTCGCCAGATCTGCCCTGACCCAGGTGTCGGTCGCCACGCACACATAGACGTGCGTCGCATCGTAGGCACAGGTGCCAGCGGTGCCCGGGGCCGCGACGGGTGCCTTGGTGAATGCCGCCGCGCTTTGGAGGGCGGTGTCGGCCTTCGCGCCTTGGGCTGCCGTGGCAAAGTCGGTGCTGTCCGCCGCCGTGCCCAGCCCGAGGCTGAGTAGCGCCGTCGGGACGTCTGCGAGGTCGTCCAGGTTGTTGGCCGCCAGCAGGGCGGTCACGGAACCGAAGGCGGGGAAGGACCAGCCGTTACTCAACAGGCCTATGACGTCCTGGGGCTTGACGGTCGCCTGGCCGTTGGCGTTGACGGTGTACTCGGTGCCTGATTGTCCGTAGGCCACGGACTGCCCTGCTGGGGCCTTCATGGTGATCATGTCATTGCTCTCTGGATGGCTTGGGTCATGCGGGCCAGGATGTCTTGCTTCATCTCCCGGAGGCTGGGTGCCATGTAGGGCCTGGCGGGGATTTTCGAGGTTTTCCGCAAAAGAAAAAGAGGAACAGGAAGGCCGCCCTTCTTTTTCGGGTCTTGGAATATGGTTCCTTTGGCGATGAACGTGTTGGGGTAGTCTCTCGCACTGGGGTATCTCATCACGCCTTTCGGGGTCAGGGCCGCCGGTAGGGGGATTGTCAACCACTGCCGGTTGACCGGGCGGATCGTCCCGCCGTATTCCTGGATGCGGGCGTACTCCGTGTTGTTGCTGACCATGGCGACCAGCTCGGTCGGGCTGGTTGAATAAACGCTCGGGTGCAGGCTCCGCCTCAGTTTGCCGCTTCGGGTGTGCAGCACCTGGCCGCGCAGCTTGTCCTTGTCGATGTGGGTGGCGAGGTCCGTGGCGATCCTGAGCATGACCGGCGTCATCCTGTCTTGGAACTTGGCCCATCCTTCGAGCCTGGCCTTCATCTTGTCGACTCCCAGGACGGTCATCTGGACGCTCATACCGGGACCACTTGGCGGTACTGGTTGAGCATGGCCTTGGTGTCCGCGCTGAGGTCGCTTTGGCTGTAGGCGGTCGTTTCGCCTGCCAGCCCCTTCGAGACCAGGCCGACCCGGTCGCGCTCGCGGTACTTCCGCGCCACGAGGTCGATGGTGGCCTGCTCGATCTCCCACGGGATGTGCCCGTAGGTGATGATGGCGGTCTTCCCTTGCTGCGCCACGTTGAAGGTGTAGAGGCCTTCGGCGACCGTGTATTCGCCGTCGGCGGGATCCGCCGCGACTTCGGTGAGCAGGGTGCCGTCCACGTAGACCGAAACGCCCGTAGCCCAGACCGCCGTCGTGGTGATGGTGTACGTGGTGGTGTCGGGGTTCGGTGCGGGGTCTGGCGTGGCCGGGATCGGCTTGGCCTCCGTCATCTGGTAGCCTGCCGTGTAAGTGACCTGGACGTTGTCGATGCCTTCGTTGAATCGGTAGCCGTCCGTCACGACTTGGTAGTCGCGCCAGGTGAATCCGGGTGCGCCGAATCCGGTTTTTTCGGGGATGTCCTGCCCGTCGATGGTGAGGGCCTGGACGGAAATGATCGGGTAGTTGAACACCGTCTGGGTGTGGCTTCCGCTGCCCGCATAGGTCTCCGTGTATGACGCCATGGCGATCTCCCGGTTGATCCATCCGCGCACAAACCCCGTGGCGCTCAGGATGAGCCGGTCGACGAGGCCGTCGTCGGTGGCCGCCGTCAGAGCGAGATAGCGCTTGGCATTGGCGAGGGTGGTGAATCGAATCTGAGTCACTGTTCCAGCCTCTTGAATCCGTGCTCCTCGAGGATCTTGGCCGCCGCCTCGGGGACGATGACGCATTCGCCCTCGGCGAGGTACTCCTGCCCGTCAAACGAGCAGTTTCCCCCGATGAGGGCGACGTTACCCGGAGGGACTTTAAGCCCCTCCGGCAGTTGGGCGGCCTTTTTCTTCGCAGTCGCCATCTTAGACGCCTGGGGCGATGTTGTTCAAAACCCTGAACGCGAACGGGGCCAGGCATTGCAGCACGCCATCCATCGTCGACGCGTAGGTGTACTGGAAGGTCGTGATCGGCCATTCGGTGGCGAAGTAGTCCCGGCGCAGGCGCTTGCGGATCAACTGCCCGGCGTTGTTGACCGGGTACGGCACTCGGTCGCTCCAGAACACCATGGTGCCAGGGGGGACGTTCGGGTGGACCGTGATCTTGACCTGGGTGCCCGTGATCTTGTTCATCAAGGTCCCGACAATCGCACCGCCGACGATGGTGCCGGGGGCGTTGGCGTCGATGTTGAAGCGGGCCAGCGGGGCCGCTCCGCCCTTGATGACCAGGGCGTTGATGTCGATGGCCTGCTGCGCGTTGACGAAGATCTCGGTCGGGCTGAGGCGGTACAGGTTGTACATGTTCAAGAACACGGTATTGATTTCCGTGATCCCGCCGCCGCCGTCTGCGGTCAGCTTGTTGCCGGTGCCCGGCGTGCCGGTCGCCAGCGAGTCGTAGTATCCGCCCTTGAAGATCTGGGTCACGAGGCCGTCGTACTCGTACTGGTCCTCGGAGCAGTCGTTCGCCGACAATGCAGTGAAGGCCTGCGCCCCGGCGTCGCTGGGGGTGGTGATCACCACGCTGTTGAGCGTGCTGATGCTGTTCAGCTTCTCGGATCCCGCCGTGCCGACGTACCAGGCGTAGGCCGCAGCGCCGGGCACGACCGTGACCGAGGCCGCGATGCTGTGCTTGTTGCCGCCGTTCGCGCTAGTGGCGACCGTCGCGGTTCCTGGCTTGCCCACTCCGCCGTTGCGGGTGAAGGAGGCCGCGCCGTTGGCCGGGGTGATCGTGAAGGTGGAGCTGATCGTTGCCGTGGCCGCATTGAGGGCGGAGCCGATCATACCGTTGTTGGTGCCCGCGACCTGTTGGTATCCGGCCAGGGTCAACGGGACGCACTTGACGACGTAGTTGGTCGAGTCGAGCAAGGTCCCGCCCGTGTCGGCTTGGGTCAGGGTCGGCGTGTACGTGCCGTTCATCGCCAGCGAGGTGTTGCCCCATAGGTCGACCTGTTCCTCTTGGATCATCAGCGCCCATAGCAGGTTGGTGACCGCTCGGGCCTTGATGTCGTCAAACCCCTCGGCGGCCCAGTCAGCCTGGAAGTCGACCGACTCGTCGAGGGACATCGTCTTGAAGGCCGCGAGGTAATCGGAGGTCGTGTGGGTGACCGTGGTGTTCCGGGTCCCTGCGGGAACGCCTGGACGGAGGTTGGCGGTGTTGATGCCGGTGACCGCACGCCAGTTGGCCTGGATGCCCTGGCCTCCGGTGATGCGCGGGATCTTCTGCACCAGCGGGTAGATGACGGGAAACAGCGACAGCGCCGGGACGTCTAGCGCGTACTGGGTGATTCCAGTGATCGACGAGGCGGATTGCTGCCATCCGCCGGTCTTGGCGATGTCATCGGCAGAGAGGGGGGAGGCCAGGGCCTTCTTAACCTCGCCAAGGATCGCAGGAGTGAAGTTGGGAAACATGGTGGTGCCTCGTGGTGGTTGAGGTTAGGAAAAATGCCCCGGTTACTGCATATAGCGTAGCTGCAATTTGGTGAATGCCTCGGCCTTCTCGATGGGGGAGGCCTGGCTCTTGACGATCCGCTCCAGCTCCTCCTCGTAGGCTTGCGTGCTTGAGGCGGTGCCGCCGTTGTCTTTCCCTTTGCTGACCGCCATCACGGCGGCCTTGGGGGCTTCGGGCATGGCCTCGAGTTCCGCGACGCGCTTTTGCAGCGTGTCCTTTTCGGCCTCGAGCTTGGCGATGGCGTCGGTGGCTTCGGCGAGCTTTTGGAGGGCTTCCTCGGCCTTGGCGGTCTCGGCCTCGACGAGCTTCTGGATGTCGTCCGCGCTGTCGGATTTTGCCGCACCACAGTTTGCGCCGAGGGCGGTCGCGTGGTCGTGGACGGCCTGGATGCGCTCGGAGTCTGCCTTGCTGTTGCGTGCCCCGGCCTTCTCGATGTCGCCAGTACCTTCGGCGTAGACCATAGGCATTACCTGGTTTGCGTCAAGCGCTTGCTCTGGTGGCTCCTGGATCTCGGAGGCGATGAAGGCCTTCAGTCCGTCGATGGCCTGTCGGAGCGAGGCCAGTTGTCCGGTTTCTCCCTCGGCCTGTTCCTTGTTGAACAAGGTGTAGATGCTGTTGAGGCATTCGACAGCCCTTGTAACGTCCCAGGCCTCATCCCCCAGGTACCTCGCCAGGGCGTCCTCCTCGGCAGGGGTGTCGGCCTTGAGGTCGTCGTGTTCGGCGTCGGGATCAGCCAGATCATCATCTGGAGGATTAGGTTGGTCATTCTTCCAAACATCAAAAACCGCCTCCGGGTTGGCTGGCCGGTCGACCAGGGAGATTTCCGAGAGCCTGAGCTTGCTGATCACGTTGTCGAGCTTGCTCAGGGCCTTGCCGCCGATGCTGAACCCCTTGTAGACCCCTTCCTTGACCTTGGCCCAGGCGGCGTCGTCGACGACCTTGGCGGCCAGGTACAGCCCCTTGCCGTCGATGCTGGCCTCTTTGGCGACGCCGACCGCCGATGCCTTGTGCATCTCGCGGACGTTGCCGAATTTCATGTACTCAGGGAGGGCCTCCTCGATGGCCTCCTTGCGGACGATCTCGCCTTGGGTGTCGAGCGCCTCGGTGGAGGCGTAGCCGTAGACCATACGCTGCTCGTCGTCGGTCTTGGTGATGGATGCAAACAGGCGCATGGCATATACCTCGTGTGTTTGTGGGAGAGTTTAGTCGTTGTCGGGCCAATCCACAAATATTGGCTCCAGCGAGCATCGGCAGTTGGGGTGGGCGGGCGGCCAGGGGTCTCCCGACTGGAAGTCCTCGTCAAACGGAATGGGTCCTTGTTCCGCGTTTGCCGCGCATTCGTCGCAGGCTCCTTCCTCGTTATCGTCGAGCCAGGCCTTCATCTGGACGCCCGCCTCACGGTAGGTGGCGACGTTGCCGTTCATGTCGGCAAAGGCGCTTTCCGTCCTGGCGACCATCATCGCCCTCGAGGGCCAGAAGGCCTCGCATTCCTCGAGGGCCTTGCCGAAGGTGGTGGCGCTCCAGCCCTCCTCCTCGGCGCTGGTGACCAGCCGCTGGGTCCAGTCCCGCGTGCTTTGGTCGATGCGCCATTTCTCGACGGGGTTCTCGATGACCGTCCCGTCCGCGAGCACGCGCTTGCCGACCAGCTCGGCCCCGCGCTGCTCCGCGTAGGCGATGGCCTGGGGGTTGGCGGCCTCAAAGATCCGGTCGTCGTCCGCCACGCCCAGTTGCTGGGCCGCCGCGTCGACCCCGGCGAGGCCGATCTGCCTCAAAGCCTGTGTCGCCGGTCCCACGAGGACGGCCCAGTCGAACTCGTCGAGGGCTTGCAGGACTTTGCGTGCCTGCCCAGGACCGAGGGGCGGATCTTCGTCGGCTTTGGCGGTTGCTGCCCCTTCGTGAAAAGCCTCAAGGCACGATCTAAGTGCCTCTGCCAGTATCTTCTCCAGTAGGCGGGCCAGCTTTTCACGGGGCGTCCTCACGTCTTTGCGGTCGGGGTTGATGGGCTTGATCCGGGTGGCCTTAAAGAACGTCCTGATATCAGGATGTTCTTTTTCGTCCTCAGTGTAGTCGGCTTTTTCTTTTTCCTCCGTGTTTTCGGTGACCGTGTAGTCGCCTTCGTCCCAGACAAAACGCTCGTTGATGTCGCTCATGATAGGTGCTCCATTTCGATGACCTTGCGGTAAGTTTCCTGCCCGAATTGCACGTAGGGCTCCTCGGTGACCTTGGTCACCCTGAACCGTGACCCGGCCTGCACGATGACCTCCTGCTCATCCCGGTTGACGGGAAAGGCCTTGGCCCCGGCTCGTAGCGTGATCATGGCGACCGCCCCTTCGCTCGAGGTGATCGCAAATCCCCTAGCTTCCCGTGGATTGGTGGAGGTGGACACGAATCCCTTGTCTTCGATGATGTTCCCGGCCTTCAGCTCCCCTTTCACCTTCATCCCGCGATAGACGACGGTGTCTTCCTTCAGCGCGGTTTTGTCGATGGCCGACTTCAAATCGTCGATGTGGCCGACGGACTGCATCTCGGTCAACGAAAGTTTTTCGTCTTCGCCGATGTCGCCCCGGAGTGACCGGTTCATGATCCGGTACCCGGTCCCCACATAATCCCAGAGCGCGACCTTCTCCGGGTGGGTGATCGATTGCAAGACCTCGTTGTTCTCATCCATGAGCTGGGTGTGCAGGTCCTTCGCCTGTTGCTCGTTTTGTTTGGGTTGGAACAAATAGGAGTCCTTGCCTTGCGTTTCGACCAGCTTGTCGTGGATGGCGTCGTGCACGCCACGCGGGATGGCGAACAGGTCGCCCGTCTTGTCGTCCTTCTTGCCGCCTGGCGCATATTTGCCGTGTTCGTCCCGTGGCTGGTCGGGGTTGAACTTGGCTACATCGCCCACTTCGCCATCAGTCGCTTGTCCAGAGGCTTTTTTTTTGAGCCTTCGTCGACATCTGTGGCGGATTGGTTGGGTGGTGTCTGACCTCCTCCTGGTGGGAGCATGCCCGTCGGCATCGGCGGAGGCTCCTCCGGTACCCACTTCGGGTCGATGCCCATCCGGTCGGCGACGTACTCGGGCTTGTAGACGCGGGCGTTGATGTAGATTTGGTCGATCTGGGCCTGTATGAGGTGGTCGACCTCTTTTTCGGTCTTCCAGGCAAACTCGAGATCCGGGGCCTTGAAAAAGTCGGCGATGATCCGGTCCATGAAGGTCTTGACCCACTGCATGGTTGGGGCCAGCCCCTCCTCCTCGGCGGTCTCTTTTGCCGTCGACGCCGTCGCCCGGTTCTGCTCCTTGACGAACGGTTGGGGTGAAATGCTGAACGCGTAGCACGTCACGCGGGCCAGCCATTCGTCGGCGTGGCCGAACAGCTCGCCCTTGTTGATCTCGTGGTAGAGCACGCCGCCCGGCACGAACTTCGCCCGGCTCTTGGTCGCCAGGTTGCCTTGCAGCATTTCGTCCCAGTAGGTCTGAAACTGCTTCACCTGCTGCGGCGTCCAGGCCTCGGGCACGCCGATCAGCGCCTCGGGGACGTTGCCCTCGGTGAGGGTGTAGAGCTGGGTGAGCTGCCGTCGGAGGCCGATGTTGACCGTCATGATGATCTGCTCGACCGGCCCATAGCCGTAGACCTTGCCCGGCCTCGGGTTGCGCGGCCAGTAGTGGATCTCGTCGCGCCGGTAGTCGTGGGCGGGGACTCCCTTGATGATCTGTTGGTAGGCGGGTGAGGGCGGGTCGGGGACGCGCCCGTACAGGTCGATCAGTGGAGTGACCGTGGTGCCGTCGATGACGTCGAGGGAGTACAGGCCGCCGCCCTTGGTCATCCGTGGGTAGACCGTCGCGGCGTCCAGCACGAGCTGGTCCTCGAGGATCTTCCTGAGCCATGCGTCCCACGGCAGGATCAGGTCTGGCTTTTCGAGGAACTTGCGGATCTCCTTCGCCCTGGCCGTCAGGGCGGCCCCTTCGTCCTTCGGCTTGATGGTCCAGCCTTGCTTGCAGACCTGGTCCTTCCGGCTTTCGATGAGGATGCGGATGAGGTCGTAGTTTTCCGCCAGTGCGCGGAGCTGCGCGAAGGTGACGGGTTCCTGCCCCCGGGGGGTGAAGCGGAGGTTCTGCCCTGTCGGGTAGTCCCAGGTCCGTCCGTCGGCCTGGTCCTGCGCCACGGGGGCCAGCGGTTGGCCTGGTCCGAACCACGCGGCGGGGATCACGTTCCTCACGAGCCATTGCCCCGCCGTGTTGATGCCGCCCAGCAGCATGTCGACGATGCCGGGGTCGTAGGGGGTGTCTTTGCGGGGAATGTCCGCCATGGCGTTCTCCGGGTGGGTGGTCGGGTGGTGGTGTTCCCGCCATTTTAGACCATTGGCGGGTTTTGTCCCGTTTTGCGTCCGCCAGAAAGAACGTCCTGATATCAGGATGTTCTTTTGGGCACAAAAAAACCCCGGCGCATGAACGTCGGGGCTGGCCTGGACCGAAACGGGAGGAGGGGGCTATGGAGTGACTTGGATTCTACACCTTTCCGTCCTGCCGTGCTTGCTCGGCCAGATCCCGCATGTGTTGAAAGAGGCCCATGCCATGCTGCTTGATCATCGGCTCGAGGGCGTAGCGGACGGCGTCCCAGATGTGGTTGTGCTTGTCCACCAGCTCGGCCAGCACGTCGCCCGTGAGGCGGTCGGTCTTGTAGCTCCACAGCCTGCTTTCCTCGATGGCGTGCTCGCAGCGCGGGTGGATCACGATGGCCTCGTAGCTTCGAAGGTGCGCGATGCCGTCCTCGACCGATCCCTTCCCCTTCTCGGCCCCGATGATGTCAAATCCGCGCCGTTGCATGTGGCGGATGGTCTCGGGCCTGGCGCTGTCGGCCCTGATCCTGAAATGCCGCGAGCCTGGCACTTCGTCAAACAGCGCGGGCGTGTTGTCCAGCTCGCAGCCGACGGCGTAGGCCTCGTGCTCGAGGTACAGCCGGGGTCCGTGTATCCAGCACTTGACGAGGGTGGTGGGGTCGACGGAAAAACCCCAGTCCGCCCCGTAGTAGGGTCCGTCCCAGTCGAGGCCTGGCGTGAAGGTCTCGACCGTGCATTTGTGGTGGAGCACCATGGCGTCGCTGTTCTTCCGGCACTGCCCCTCCCAGATGTGGAGGTAGGCGTCGAGGTCGACGCTCCGCATGTGCTCCATCTGTTTTCGCAGACGGTCGGGAAACCACGGGTTGTCGCGCCAGTTGATCTGGACGGTCTTGCAGTCGGGCGGGGGGTTGAGGACCCAGCGCTGGTAGGTGGGGTCGTCCTCCTCCTCGGGGTTGAACGAGACCCAGATCTCGCTGTTGTCCTTGCGGATGGTGGGAATTAAAAGCTGCCAGCTCTCCTCCGAGACCTTGGCGGCCTCCTCGACCCAGGCGATGTCGATGCCCTCCGTCGATTTGATCTTGCCCGGATTGTTGCGGATGCCCAGGAAGATGAATTGAGCCCCGGCGCTGCTGGTGATGCTGGTGTTGGTGGCGTAGAACCAAGGCCCCAGCCCCATGGCCTCGATCTGCTCCTTGAGAAGCTTGTGGACGGAGTCCTGGATGGAATTCTGGAATTCGCGGGCGCAGAGGATGGTGAGGGGTTGGTAGTAGGCCTTGGCGATCAGCGCCCGTGCGAATCCCCAGGACTTGGCCCCGCCGCGACCTCCGTGGGCCACTTTGTAGGTGGCTGGCTTGAACAAGAATTGCAGCTTGCGGGGTAGGTCGAATCGCATGTCATCCGTCTATCGCCTCGTCGTAGGCTATCGAGGCCTCGACCATGCCTTGCTCCCGGTCCCACCACAGCATGACCGGGATGGCCGGGTCGAACGCGCTTCCCCGTCGGATGCCATCGTCGTAGTGGCTGTCGAGGTATTGGGCCAGCCTCCTCAGCGCACTTCCCGGCGTGATGCCCATGAACGCGTGCTTCCTGTGGATGTCCGTCCGGTCTGGCTCGGGCGGATCGGTGAGCCTGCCTTGTTGGAACAGATAGTCCATGGCGTCGGTGTCGATGGGTTTTGGTTTGTACGGGGGCGCGATCATTCATTTTCCTCCGGGTCGATGAAGTGGACCTCGAGGCCTGGAGGGGCCGAGGCGTTGTTGGTCTGGTTGATTTGGACGGCGGTCTCGGGCGCTTTGCCGAAGATGTTTTCCTTGGCCTTTCCCAAGGCATCGGCGGCGCTCTTGATCTCGGACATCGGGAGGTCGGTGCTTTCCTTCTGGATCTTCCGTATCGCGACCTGGGCGACAAGCAGCGATCCGCGCCTGAAAAAGTCGAGGTCCTTGGTCCGCTGGTCGACCGCCTCGACGATGGATTCCGCCCGTTCTGGGTGTTCATCCCGTATCTCGCTGATCCCCGTTTTGTAGGCGGTTCCCTGTTCAACCAGTGTTATTTCGGTGTTAGTCAGTGTCCGTTTGATGTTCAGCACGGTGGGGGGCGAGACCTTGAACTTCCGGGCGGTCTCGCGGATGCCCATGCCCGCCAGCAGGCAGGCGCGGATCTTGGTCCTGGTGGCTTCCGGCAGCCCTTGCTTGGTCTTGGTGGCCGCCATCACCAACCTCCCCCGCCAAAGTCCATCTGCTTGCTGGCCTGGTAGCCCCTATATCCCCCGGTCCTTCGGTACTGTTGCGAATGCCGGCGCTTTTCGGCGGGTGTCTTGCCGCCTTCGCGCCAGGCGCGGATGCGCTGCCCCCGGCTGCTGGTGCCTGTCGAGTCTGCCATGGTCGTTCACCTCTTGGTTTTAACGTCCTGACGTCAGGACGTTCTTTCTGTCACCTTGTCCCACAGCGGTTGCGCCCTTAGCCGCTGGTGGCTGACGGCGTAATCGTTGAGCAGGCGTGCCATCCACGCCCTGTTGAAATTGGAGAGCGTTTCGTTGCGCTCGACACTTCGGGCGAAAGGTTTACTAAAACGGTTCATTATGTAAATACCGTTTTAGAATGGAATGTCGTCGTCGACTCCCTCTTCTTGCGGGTTGTACGCCGGGGCCTGCTGCCGTTGGGGTGGCTGTCGCTGCTGTTGTGGCGGGTGCCGCTGCTCCCTGGCCTCGTTGTCCTGCCTAGACCCCAGCATCTGCGCCCGCTCGAGCACGATCTCGGTGCTGTAGCGCTTGTTGCCCGACTGGTCCTGCCATTCCCGTGTCTGGAGCCTCCCGGTCACGGCGACCTGGACCCCTTTCTTGAAGTACTCGCCGACGATCTCGCCCAGCTTGTCCCAGGCGACGCACGAGACCCACACGGTGGCCTCCTGCTTTTGTCCGGTGCTGTCATTCCACTGCCGTCCGACGGCCATCCTGAAGGATGCGACGGCGGTCCCGGCCTGGGTGTACCGCAGCTCGGGGTCCGCCCCGAGGCGTCCGATGAAGTTGCATTGATTGAGATCATTAGCCATGAGGGTGGTCTGTCTTGTTGGTTATCTTGGAACCCACCATCCATGAGGGCGGCCTTGGGATTTCCTTGTCGACAGGCCTCCACAGGCGGAGGACGCGGGGGTGGCAGTTGATGTAGTCGCTTTCGGGCGGGTGGTATTGCACGACGCAATCCTCCGGTTCCCAGAATAGTGCCTTGATGAAGGCCATCTCCTCCCAGGTCGGTGTTCTTCTGGGAAAGCTTACGGACACATGCTCCCATCCTTCTCCGTCGCTGGCGACGCAGCGGATCGCTTCGGCGCTGGTTGCGATCTTGATCAAAAAAGCGCCGTTGTTCCCGGATGATTCATCCGTGGCATAGGGTCCCGTGGTTACCCGGTATCGATTGGGTACGTAGAAGGTCATGGTCATTTCTCCTCGAGGTATTTGGTGATGGCGAGAATGGCCTCGGAGGCCCCGTGGCAGACGACCGCCAGGTATCCCTCGCGCTTGTAGTGGTCCATCCACTCCTTTTGCTCGGGGCTTAGTGTTCCTTTCCTGGCGTGCTTGCCGCCAGGGGCTTTCATCTCGATCTTTAGCCCGTGGAATCCATTCCTTGCCACGTCGAGGTTGATGTCGAACACGCCCTTTTTGTTGCCGGTCACCTTGGCCTTGGCCGCGAGGCCGGGAGGGAGCCTGACCCCGTTGAGCGTGCTGTGCAGCCACTTCAGCTCGGGGCGGCCCCGTTGGTTGAGGGGGCTGTCGGCAAACCGGAACAATGCCGCTTGCTCGTCGTGCTCCGGGTGGCGTCGTTTCGGCTTACTGTCCGTCGCCATCGTCCGCCCCTTCCAATAGCTCCTCGCCCATCCCGACGGGGTCGGCACAGATCTCGCCGTCCCTCGAGTTGGCGATGACGAGCCGACGGAGGGCGCGTCCCAGCTCGTTTACCTCCTCCGTCGAGGTGAGGTGGAAGTAGCCGCTGGTGGTGAAATAAATACGCCCCCTGCCGCCGACGACCAATAATCTGCCTTCGCTGTTCTCGCCCTGGACCGACCAGGAATTCGGTTTTGTCTCGATCATGTTGCCCCATTGTCAGCGTTGTGTTTGGCTGGCTTCAGCCGGATTGAAAAAAATTAGCCTTATCTCGGTGTCGTCGGCGTCTTTGTCGTGCAGTTCCTCGTGCGAGTCCCATCCGATCTTGATCATGTTGCGGACGATATTTAATGATTCGCCTGGGCATTGTTTTCTAAGCCATAGCCGCGCCAGTGATTCGAAGAATTCTTCAAAGTCCGCTTCGAGGGCTTGCGTTAACCCGTGCGAATGCCAGCCTGTTTCCATCATCTGGCGGGCAAAGGTCTTCATTTTGTCGCTGGTATACAATTGTTCGAATCCGCTGTTTTTGGCTTTCTCGTAGAATTCCTCAAAGGTCATAGCTTGAGCCTCCCGTCGGCTAGTTTTTCGGCGACGCGGACCATGGTTTCGAAGAAGGCATGCCGGAAAAATTCGGATTTTGCCGCCCTCGATGCCCGGCCTTGGTCGTACTGGGTGTGGCATCCCTGGCATAGGTAGGCCCCGATCAGGTCGTGGGCCTTGAGTCCCATCGCCTTCCCGGCCTTCTGCTCGTTGCAGTGCGCCCAGACCACGTTCTCGGTGTTCCCGCAGGCCACGCAGGTCTCCCCCTTCGCACTGGCGAGCAGGGCCTTGCTACGGTGCATCGCCATGTCTTTTCTCCCCCCCGTTGGTTGTTTTTGGTTTTTTGTGGGTAGGCTTTTCGTCAAGCCATGCCCCGTTCTGGTAGTCCCATTGGCGCGTCTTTTCGTTGACGGTGACGGGCGGCGACAGTCGGCCCCGGATGGGTCGGACGCGGTTCATCGGTCCTTCTCCGCGCCCAGCCTGGCGGCCCCTCCAAACAGCCAGGCGGCCAGAAGCCCCAGGCCTGGCAGGACCACGAAGGTGCCCACCACAAACAGGATCTCGTTGCCGGTCAAAGTGTCGATGAGTTCGAACATGGCGGTTCCTCCTCTCTCTCGTCGGTGGCCCACGGAGGCTGGTCGCCGCCCTCCTCCCATGGGAAGGTGACGCCCTTCTCGGCGGCAAAGGCCTCGATCAGCGTCTGGAATTCGGCCATCTCCCCTTTGTCCATCTTGGAGGTCCGCATGCCCAGGAACACGACCCCGCCGTCGATCCCCAGCGCCAGGTCCTGGTGCCGGTGGAAGGCGGCGGTCAGGATGTCCTTGACCTCCTCGGGCGTCAGGTAGGCCTCGGCCCATCCGTGGCGGTCCCGCCTGACGTGGAATCGGACCTGGCGGGCGATCTCCGTCAGCATGGCCCAGAGGCGGGCGTTTTGTTCGGTGCTGCGCTTGGGTGGATGGATCTCGACCACGTAGTCGCTCGGTGCGTCCTTGACGGCCTTGAGGGCGAGGATCCTCTGCCGCTCGCTGAACAGCCGGAGCAGGACTTTTATAGACGCCATCCCTTTTTGCGGCCTGGCAGGCTGTTGGCCTTTTTGATTTGTCCGTCCGTGACCGGTCGCTTCGGCTCTGGCCGCCCAATGGCGAGGACAAGCAGTTCATTCGCTGCCCGTTCGACCCCGGCGTTGTATTCGTCCTGGAGGCGGTGTTCGTTGATCAGCGCCATGAGCTTGGGGGTGGGCAATGCCTCGCCCAATCCCACCAAGTAACCGGCCTGGCGGATCTGGTTGCGGATCTTTGCTTCGTCGATGATGTTCATGGCATGTTGTTCTTGTAGGTGACGCCCACCAGATGCCCTTGTGTGACCGGGTCGACGGGCGCTTGGCCAAGCCGTTTCCCGGCCCAGTAATAGCCGTCAGGCCTGGCTTTGTATCCTTTTGGGATGGGGGCGGAGGGGAGGGGTGGATGGAGGGTCGCCTTGTTGACGGACTTTTTCCTGCTCTTGGCCGCCATGGCCTGATCGTAGCGTTCCTTCGTGATCGTCTTGCCGATGAGTCTTTTCTTCCATCCTTTGGTGAAGGTTTCCTTAAGGATGCGCATCTGGGTTTTGTTGATGCCGACACCGGATGTCATCAGTGCCTGGAGGGAGTGTTCGTTCAATGTGATCATGTCGTTCATTCAGTCGTTCGCCTGCCTGCTGGTCGTGCTGGGGTCCGGTCGCAATGACGGGAAGCCCCGGTTAGGTCTCCTCAAAGCCCCCCCTACCCCATCGAATGGGGCCGGAGGAGGCCGGTCACCCCCCTTTCGGGGATCTCAGGACTGTGGCGCAAGTGAGGACCAGTCGCCACCCCCTCGGGCACCTGAGTTCGCCGCCCGGTAGGTCTTTTCGGATTTGCACCGCTCGGCTTTCGCCGCATGCCTACTATCCCCTTTTCTTCCGAGCCTCCGGGGGTTTGGAGCCTTCTATCGTGCGGAGTACGTGCATCGGTTCAAGTGTCCAGGCTCCGGTGATTACCGCCTTTCGGGCGCACCGCCTTCCCGCTGTCCGCGCCTGCGCGTGGCGACTTAGCTACAGCGATCCGGCGGTCGTCGGGTGATCAGTCCGCAGTTTCCGTGAACCTGGACACTTGAATCGACGCATAAAAAAACCCAAGCGCCCGCGTTGGCAGGTGCTTGGGTTTTTCGGCGCAAAGAACGTCCTGATGTCAGGATGTTCTTTTGTTTGTTTTGTTGGTCCAAAAAAAAGCCCGCCTAGGTATTGCTACCGGGCGGGGCTTTTTTTTAGCTCGCTCACCCGGTAGAAAAGTGGTTCAGATGCGCGACACCTTCAAAGGTACATCTGGCTTTTCAGCGGGTGTCGCTTGCCCGTATCGCTCATGACTTCGATACGTTGGAGGGTATTATTGCCGATTCCGATCCTGCTTGTCAATAGCCCCCATGCTGTTGTTGCCACTGTCGGAACTTGTCCGTTGCCAATGACCTTAAGTCGGTCCATCCTAGCGGCCACCCCATTAGCTATACGAGGGATGGCATTTTCCCAGCTACCGTTTTCCCAGTACGTTTGGCCGTGGTATGCCAAAAGTCGTGACAGTGCTTGCATAGCGTCTGGATGTTTTTCGGATCGTTGTTTGTAATGTCCTGATCTATGTGATGAGCCTGCAATGCCCTTGTGTAGTTGCACGCCTCGCATTTCTTCTTCAAGTGCTTTCGCGCACGCCATGAATATCCGTGCTTCGTCAGGTCTGTTCGCGTATTCGCACAACTCAGAGAGCAAAACCGCCGATTCTTGAACGCTGACAGGTCTTCCAATCGCCCGTTGAATCTCTTGCGCTGCATATCCTTGCCGCAGCACTCGCATAACTTGGTTTCTTCCTGTTTCTTCTTCATTGTTAAACCCCATTAGCCAAAAGCACATTTTAACATGGCTTATGGCATCTAATGTTGTCCAACCGTTAGGCCAACCCATCAAACTTTCCACCCACATCGGGTTCAGTTTCCCACCAATCGGTTGCGTCGATTCCGCCACGGCCCATCCAAGCTTGTTGGGCTTCTTCCTGCCATCCCCGCTGCAACGCAGGTTCAAATTGTTCGATGCCGGGAGCGCGTTGGGTGTGGGCCATAAGTGATCCCATTTCCCCATTGCCACTTCCACTAAGTTTTTTGGCCCTTTGGTGTTTGCATTTTTGTTGGGGGCTTCCATCGCCGCTGTAGGGGTTGGAAGCGAATATCCAGATCCTTTTTCTGATATGGGGCGCTCCAACGTCGGACGCGCCCAGCACACCCCAGTCCGCATCGAACCCCATTTGGGCCAAGTCTCCAAGGACGACTCCAAGTCCTCGAATAGCGAGCATTGGGCTGTTTTCCACAAACACGTATCGTGGTCGAACCTCGCCAATGATCCGTGCCATTTCCTTCCATAGCCCTGACCGTTCTCCTGTGATTCCTGCCCCTTTTCCTGCTGCGGATATGTCCTGACAGGGAAAACCCCCAGAAACCACATCAACAATTCCCCTCCAAGGTTTTCCGTCAAAGGTGCAAACGTCATCCCAAACCGGGAAAGGCGCGAGTATGCCGTCGTTTTGTCGGGCGATAAGAACGCTTCCGGCATAGGGGTCGTATTCGACGGCGCAGACGGTTCGCCATCCGAGCAAGTGTCCGCCGAGGATTCCGCCGCCTGCGCCTGCGAACAACGCGAGTTCTCGTAATCCGCCATCAGTGCCTTGCTGATTATCCATCCCATTATTTCTTCCTCAGCTCGATCAGTTTTTGGGCGACGGCCATCAGCCCTTTTTTCTGGTGGTCGTCGTTGGCGTCGTGGCCTTCGGTGTCGCTCATGACCCACGGACGTCCGGTGGCCTCCGCCGCGATCCTGCCCGCCTGGCTCTTGTCGTTGTCGGCGTAGATCCGGCAGTCGAGTTCCCTTCCCACTTCTTGGAGGTTCCAGGCCGAAAAGCAGACGACCACGGTGGCGTTGAGCCGGATCAGGTCCGCCGCCGCCTTCAGGCTCCAGCCGGTGGCGAATCCCTCGCAGAGGATCTTCTCCCGGCCCCGCCCGATCCTGAACACCGCCCCGGCTGCCTTCATGCCAGGCAGCATGAGCTTGGCCCACTCGTTGCCCTTCAGGAATATCCGCTGCAGCCCGGCCAGTTGCTGGGTCATCCCGTGCCACATCGGCACCAGCAGCTCGGCCTCCCGGTAGACCAGCCCGACGGTCTTCAGCCCCTTGGCCTCGAGGTAGGGGTGCTGGGCGGTTTGCGCCTGGGCCAGCATTTCCGCCGCGAGTTTTGCCGCCTGGGCCTGCCGCCTGCGCTCCTCCTCCGCCCGCTGGCTTTTCTCCGCCTTCATTTGCCGCACCTGGCTCGGGGTTGCTGTTCCCCCCAATGCCGCCAGCGCCCCGTCCAGGTCCGTCCCTTCCATCGTCATCACAAAATCGATGACGTCACCCCCTGCGCCGCATCCGAAACAGTGGTAGCGCTGTCGTCCGGGGTGGACGTTGAAGCTGGGGGTCCTCTCGTTGTGGAATGGGCAGAGGGCGACGAAGGTCGCGCCGGTCTTCTTCAGCGCGACGTACCGTCCGACGACTTCGACGAGGTCGTTGGAGGCCTTGGCCTGGTCAATCCTGCTGCTCATGCCGCCACCCCCCTCTTTTCAATCGCCTTGCGGAAGGCGATGTTCTTGGCCCTGATGGCGTTCATCGTGCCGTGGCTAATCGGCACGTTGGGGGCGCTGATGGCGTCCGGGTAGTGCCTGGGAATATCCGCCTTGGCGATGTCCTTGAACAGGTGCCAGGCCCTCCCTTTGATGGTCTTCGGGTTGCCCCGGCCTTTGACGTAGGTGCAGATCTGGAGCCATAGGTCCAAGTGGTTGTGCGCGGCCTTGTGCCTGCCTATGATGACCTCCTCCAGATCCCCTTTGGCGGCCTGTACCTTGCTCGTGCGCGGCTTTTCGAAGCCGCAGGCCATGCAGCGCTTGGCGAATGGTGCGAATCCGCATTCTGGGCAGGCCTTCGCCTCCTCCTCCTCGTCCGCGTCGTCGCGCACCACGGCATCCAGCTTGTCGCCCATGTCGAGGGCCGCGAGGCCGTTGAAGTAGATATCCTCGAAGTCCTCCTTGAAGCGGTTCAGGTTGCCGCTGAAATCCAGCAGGACGCACTCGGTCTTGCCTGGGTGCGACCGCAGCCCGCGCCCCCACATCTGGATCGCCGTGCTCAGGGATTTCCGCAGCGGTCGGCAGTCGCAGACGCACTCCACGTCGGGGACGTCGAATCCCTTGGCGAGTGCCTCGACCGAAATCAAAGCCCTGATCGCGCTGTCGGGCTTGCGGTATTCCTCGAGCAGCTCCAGGCGCTCCGCTGGCGTGGTTTCGCAGGTGAAGACCGCCGCCAGCACGCCGCTGTTGGCGAAGGCCCGGCACAGCTCGTGGCAGTGGGCGATGTTCGCGCCAAAGACGATGGTCTTCAGCCCCTCGGCCTTGTCGTGCCACTCGCCGACCACGTCGCCGACGATCTTGATGCCACGCTCCGCCGCCGCCTCGTCGGTCCATTCGCCGTTCTTCCCGCCAAAGGTCGCCGCCCCGGCCATGTCGGGCTTCTTGCAGGCGTAGGCCTTGAACGGGACCAAGACGCCGCTTTTGACCAGCTCGTCCATGGTGGTGGCGTTGACCAGGTTGGTGAACAGCTTACCCATCCCCTTGGCAAACGGGGTGGCGCTCAGGCCGATGACCAGGGCGTCTGTCTTGGTTGCGTGCTCGGTCCAGGCCTTGTACATCGTGTGGCACTCGTCGATGACGATCACGTCCGCCTCGGGCCATGTCCTTCGGGCGAGGGTCTGCACGCTGGCGATCTGGAAGGGCATCGATGAATCGGTGCGCCAATGGGAGGCCTGTAGCACCCCGTGGGCGTTCAGCCCGTACAGGTCTGCGACGGTGGAGGTCTGCTCGATCAATGTGGTGCGGTCGCAGGCAAAGATGGCCTTGTGCCCCTTCTTGAGGGCTTCGTGGATGACCCGCATGCCCAGGTAGGTCTTCCCGGCCCCAGTGGGGGCCATCAGCACTTGGTTCTTGTGCTTCCTCCGCGCCCCCTCCCGCAGCAGCTCGTGGGCGGTGTCTTGAAAAGGCCTGGGAGGGGGAAAGCGGTCGGCGTCGTAGTGGGGGTTGTCATGGTGACTCATGGCTGGCCTCCTTCCAGGTGGCCTTATTGGGGGCCTTTTTGGGGGCTTCCTCCTTCTCTCCGCCATTGAGCTTTTTGTTCTCCTTCTCCAGCCGCTTGACGACCGCCTGGAGCCGGGTGGCGAGTTTGCGGGCCGCCGCGAGTTCGTCCATCAGTCCGCCGGTCTGCTCCTTGGCGATCCGTAGCAGCCCCTCGAGGCGCTTGATCTCCTTCTCCGCCGCCTGGAGGGGTTCCGACTCGGCGACGATTTTGCCGATCCGCTCGACCTCGTGTTGGTGCTCCCGCAGGTACTCCCTCAGCTCCTCGTTTTCGTCCTGGAGGCGCAGGATCTCGGCATCCTTCGGGTCCTGCTCCGGGTCAATCTCGGGCGCGTGCGGGTTCGGCGCTTGCGTCCCTTCGGCAGGTTCTTGCGCCTGTGGCCCCCTGGCGATCATGTCGCGGACCTGTTGGCGCTTGGTGGGCTTCGGCGGCGGCTTGACGGCGTTGTAGGCGGTGTTTAGCGGTACTTCCCCTCTAATCACCTTGCCCAGCAGGTCTTTGTCTTGCTGGGCCACGACGTCGGCCTTGTGCTGGTAGGCCCTGCTTGCGCCTGAGAGTGCCATCCGGTCCTCGAGCCGGTAGCCGGGGATCGGAGGTTCGTCGAAGGGGCAGTCATCGTCACTTTCCGTCGACGTGCTACTGAGTAGCACGTCGTGGCCATGCTTGAAAAGATTGGTTCCGTGCGTCGGATGCGCCACTTCCCAGTTGATGGTCGCCGAGACGATGGCCGTCTTCTGGGCCATGGTCAGGTGCCTGCGGTGGATGTTGGCGCTAAGGACAAAGCCCAGCGGGTCGTCGCCCTTGTACTCGGTAAAGCAAGGCTCCATCCCCAGCTCGAGCAGGGCCTGGTAGCGGTTGCCGCCGTCGAGGATCATCCCCTGGTAGGTGTAGATCGGCGCGATCTGGCCGTTGAGCTGTAGATCCCGCCTCAAGTCCTGGTATTCGTCGGCGGTCATGCGGGGAAAGAAGGTGCAGAAGGGGTGGAGGTTCAAGGTGGTCATGGGGTTGGGTTCCTGTGCAGGGTGGATGATCATGGCGTCATCCTCCGCACTGCCTCGATGTCGGCCTGGGTTGGTTTGGGCAGTGCCTTGGCGCTGGCCTCGAGCCGATGGATGGCCTCCCATGGGTCGCCCCAGCGGATGGCCTCGGCGGCCTCGTAGAGTTGGGCGGCGAGCAGGCGGAGAAAGGTGTTTCGGTCGGTTTGTTGGTGTAACATGGTCATGTTCCTAAAGGGTGGAATAAAAACGTGACCCCGGTCAGGCCTAGCCGTCTGACTGGGGTTTTTTTTCGATCAAAATCTCCATCGGCACATCAAAGTCCCGGTGGAGCGTGATGATCTTGTCGGGCGGGATGCCGCTCCGTCGCCAGTTGCCGACGGCCCCGTCGTAAAGGCCCATCCTTCGGCTAAGGTCCCGGTCGTAGCGTATCTTTAGCTGGCTCTTGACGGCGTCGATGACGGCGTCATAGCTGGTGGTGGTGGTGTTCATGTTTGGCCTCTCTATCGGTGACGCGCTTAGTGTGGCATAAAATTGTTTGTCTTGCAACGTGCTTTTCTTGTTTTGCGGCTTGCATAACTCGTTGTTTTGGTCTAGCATTAGGGTGTGGGCGGGAATTTCCCCTCCCGCCTTTTTCCCCACCTTTTGGAGCACTACAATGAAAACCGTTGCCACTCTCAATCAACCGGCCCCGCCCCGTGCGGGTCTTTGGGTCACCTACCGGCATGGTCGTTACTTCGTGGAGAGCCTGCCTTCCGCGATGGTGAAGGTGTTTGTCCCTCTGGGCGGCCTGCCCTCGTTCGACGAGGCCTTCCGCCTCCGCCATCAGATGCTCGAGCACATGGGGGCGGTGTGAACAACTACGTCTGGAATTCCTTCGTCATTCATCCCGCGATGCTGGCTAGGCTGATCCGCTACCGGGACGACCATATTCCCACGGGTTCCTTCCTTGAGGCCGTTTTGTCCAATGACCTCCGCTGGGCGGTCGAGTCAGGTGATGCTGTCAACCTCGCCAACCTCCCGGCCTTTCCGGCTTGGTGTTACAACCATCTTCCCTCCGAGGCCTGGGGGTCCCCTACCGCTTACCGTAACTGGGTGTACAAATGAAAAAACCTATCCCCCCCTCCGTTGATTCACCCGTATCCACCGCCATCGTCCCGGCCAAGCCCTCCCTCTACGATATTTCGGAGCGCTACCGGGCGGTCCTTGAAATGGCCCAGGACGACGACATTCCTCCCGAGGTTATCGCCGACACACTCGAGGCCATCGAGGGCGAGTTCAAGGACAAGGCTCTGGCGGTGGCCGGGTACTTCCAGGGGCTGGATGCCCAGGTCGAGGCCATGAAGGAGGCGGAAAAGCGGATTTTCTCCCGCCGCAAGCTGGCCGAGGCGCATGCCCAAAGGCTCCGCGACTATGTCTTTGGGAAGATGGTCGAGACCGGCATCCAGAAGATCGAATGCCCGTACTTCGCGCTGTCCCTGGTGAAAAACCCGCCATCGGTCGAGGTGTACGATGAAAAGCTCGTCCCGCCCCAGTTCATCCGCACCGAGGTCGTGCGGTCCATCGACAAGGCCGCGATCAAGGCGGCGGGTGGCTGCCCCGGCGCACGCCTGGTGTCCGATGCCAAGAGGTTGAAGGTGTCATGAGCTACGAATCCCTGAATTCCGAAAACGTTTCCTCCCCGCAGGTGTCCCAGCTCGCCGCCGCCTTGTCGGTCGCGCAGGGCTTGATCGGCGGGGCCGTGAAGGATTCCAACAATCTCTTCTTTAAGACCCGCTACGCCGACCTCGCGTCGGTGGTGTCCGCGATCCGTCCCGCCCTGTCGGCGAACGGCCTTTCCTACCTGCAGCGCTCCCATCCCAATCCCGACGGGGTCGCCATCGAGACCGTGATCCTGCATGCCTCCGGGGAGTGGATCTCGACCGGGATCGTCGCGGTGCCGTTGTCCAAATACGACGCGCAGGGCTTCGGGTCGGCGATCACCTACGCCCGTCGCTACTCGCTGCAGATGGCCTTCGGGGTCGCGCCTGAAGATGACGACGGCAATGCCGCTTCCGGGCACAAGGAGGGCCATGGCGACGCTCCTCCGCCTGCCCCCAGGGGGAAGCCCACCCCTCCCCCACAGAAGGCCAATGAGGCCATGCGGACGGCCTTGCTGAAGACGTTCTCGGCGGACATGGACGCCGGGGTGCCGATGGACAAGCTCCGCGCCCAGATGCTGGCGATGCCCGCCGAGATCCGCGCCGAGGCCGAGAGGCTCCTCGAGGCCTTCACGGCGAACAACCAGCCCACTATTTCCGACGAGGCCCCTCCGCTCGACAGCGAGGTGGCCGACGCGTTGCCTGAGCCGCTGGCGCAGTTCGCCCTCAAGCTCCGGGATGTGCAGACGGTGGAAGGCTACAATGCCCTGATCGCCGAGGCCGGTGCCTTGGGCCGTCCGGTCAACCTCCAAGCCTGGAACATGCTTCGGGCGCAGGCCTTCCGTCTGGGCCTGGCCTACGACAAGGACTCCAAGGCGTTCTTCATGCCTGCTGGGGGTGCGCCATGACCGATGATGAAAGAATCGCGTGGATCAGGCAGGCCACCTACGGGGAGCTGCTCCGCAAGTGGCGCTTTGAGCCGACTGGGTAGCCTTGGTTTTCCGGGGAGGTCGGGGTGGTGTTTGTCCAGGTTTTTGACCAGGTAAGGCAAGCTACTTCGGCATCCGAGCGTGTGCTCGTTTCCAAAGTCGTAGGGTGGGATAAATCATGAAGCCTGACTGCCATGCCTGCTCCCACCATGCCTTCCTGGATGGCGGCATGTCGCTCTGCCTGAGCGACGACGCCAAGCCGGATTTTCTCCCTTTGTCCAAGGGGGGCAAGCGCTGGGGGCTTTGGCCTTTGTCCTACAATCCGACGTGGCTGGTGTGCTGCGACGGATTCGAACCGCTCGATGAAACCCCTTTGATGGAGCCGTCCGATGAGTTTCGATGAATACTTGGTGACCGTCCTTCGGGCCGATCCCCATGATCCTGAGCTTCAGGCCTATCACGACCTGATGCGCCTGGGGTGGGAGTCCGCCCTCGAGTACCACGACAAGCCCGCTTCTTTGGTGGCCGAGGTCATCAAGGACGGGCTTATCGTCTATCCCCCTAAACCCTTCCAGTTGGAGGCCTAAATGAAAACCCAGCGATTCCAGCCTGAAATCCCGGACGGGGCGCAGCGCGATTACGACCGCATGCTCCCTGCCGATTACGACGACCTCGATGAGTTGTCCCTCGATGAAGATGAAAAGGACCGCCGCGCCATCGTCCGTGCGTTCAAGCGCGGGCGCGACCTGTTGGGGTTCGACGGATGAAGGCCGAAGACATCGACGGGTTCGATGAGCTGCTCGAGGAGGCCGAGGCGAACGTGGATCTAGCCCGTGACTGGGACTGCTCCTTCGTGTCGGACATGCGCGACCGTTACGACCGCTGGGGCGCTGGCACGTTTGTGTCGGATGCCCAGCTCGAGCAGTTGGAGCGCATCGCCGCCAGCCGATGAAAGAACATCCTGATATCAGGACGTTCTTTCGGTCCTTTCATTTTCTTCTCACCTGAAAACCGCGACCGAGGCGGACGCCTCCTTGAGGGGCGTCCCGCATTTCCAGCAATAGCACATGCATTCAGCCACCAGCCCCTGGTATCGGTCGCATCCTTCGTTGGGGCAGGCCTTCCCATAGATTTTTGCTGCCGTGCCCAGCTTTTGCTGGCCCAGCTTAGGCTGGTCGCTCATGTGCAGCATCCCACCTGGACGGCCCCCAGCGTGCCGGGGGCCAAGGTCAAAATCGAGTAGACGTTCGCCTTGGATACGTTGATTCCGGCGAAAGGCTGGATCAGGATCGAGTACACGTTCGCCTTGGCAACGTTGACCCCATTATCTGGACCAAGGATCGAATAGGCGTTTGCCTTGCCCACGTCCACGCCTTCGGACGGTCCCAGCACTGAATAGGCGTTGGCCTTCGGGACCGCCTCGAAGTCCACGCTCGGCGTGATGATGGCGTAGAAGTTGAAGCGGTAGTTGTTGGCCGATCCCCCGGACCAGGGTGAAAGCGCTCCGCTCCCGTAGGTGCGGGCCACGGAGTATCCGGTCATGGTCGCGTCGACCGAATACCACCATGTCCCGGCGTTGTCGGTCATCACTGCCAGCCAGTACTTCGTCCCCCTCGTGACCGAGGGCGGAGAGGCAAAGACTAATTTGTTCCATCCCTCAACGACCGGCGTCAGTTCGTTGGTCGTGGCGATCAAGGTGCTGGGCACGTTGCTCCCGTTGTCGGCGTACAGCATGCCCTTGTAGTGGCCTGAGTTCCCTTGCCCGCCTGACAGGCCCAGGTAGATTCCGTCAATCGTTCCGGTCCATCCTGCCGTGAACTGGTTAGCATACTGGTTGTTGGCCTGGGAGGCGGATACGAATGCCTGGGGTTTCTGGCTTCCGTCGCAAGCCCGCCAAGGCATCGTGGACTCGTCGCGCTGCTCGACCCACATGCTGACTTTGACGGTGCCTGACGTCCCGCCCCCGGGCATGGGATTAGGAGGCCCGCTGCTGTAGGTGGTTCCGGTCTTGATGTAAGAGGTCGTCCCGCTATTGGCGGTCATGACATACCCGGAAACCTCCGCGATGTAGCCAATCCAGTACGCCGTGCCGTTGGTCAGGGAGGGTGGGCTTGGGAAGGAGTACCGCTGCCAGCCACCTGCTGGCCAGACAAAAACCTCGTCCGACGCTGCCAGCAACGCTCCGGGTGCCCCGGCGTTGTCGGCATAAATGACCATCCGGGTCCTGCCGTTGATGATGCTGTTGTTGTAGATGTAGCCTAGGTTCGGGCTAAAGCTGGCCGCCGCCGTCCACTTGTTCAGGAAGGTCGCATTGGCTCCCGCATCCACCATCCCGCCTTCCTTGGTCAGGTCGCCTAATCGGTCCAGGTTAGCCATTTACGCCACCGACCGCAGGTTGAGCTGGAGGGCGTTGAGTTCCGTGATGGTAAAGTTGGCGTTGCTGTTGGTCGGGTTGGTCGCCAGGATACGTTGGTATGTGCTCCATGAAGTGGTCAATGCCTGCCCGGTCCCGGCGTCGATGGTTGAGTTGCTTTTGATGCCAAGCGCCAGCTTGGTCGGGGTGGAGGAGGCGGACTTGCAGGCCCTGGCACTTAGAACCACTGCCTTGACCCCGTAGTTCCCAGCCGGTGCGTCCAGCAAGTTGAACTGGGCATCTGCCGCGTTGCTATTAACGTAGGCCATGGTCACGTCGCTTAACGTGGTTTCGTTGATGTCCGTGTAAGCCCCGGTCCAGGCGGTCGCATCCCCGGCAGCCGACGGGTTTTGCAGGGCCAGGATGAACGTCCTGGGATCTTCGTCCGCGATGATGACCTCTGAAAAATAACAGATGGAGTTTGCGGAGGGCGCATACCCGATAAAGGTGTCGAAGTTGCTAACCCCGCTGATCCTGATGTCTCCTGTGTAGGTCGCCACCTGGGTGCCGTTGACATAGGCGGTAACGGTCCCGCTAACCCCGTAGCTTGACACTTGGAGGGTGTATTGGTTCCTAAGCGTGTAGGTGAAGCTAGTACCCGATTCTTCCACCAATTTGGTCCAGGTCGTCCCGTCAAATGTGAAAATCGCCAGCTTGTTGTAGGCACTCCCTGGCCCCAGGTAGATTCCTTTCATGAACGCTGATGAGGATGTTACCCCGAAAATCCCTTTGTTCGTTACGTTGTTTTGGTTGTTATAGACCATCGCCTGCATCCACAAGGATGTCTGGGCGGAGAACGGGGCAGATGCGAAATATGACCCGTTTGCGCTTCCTAATCCTACCGCCTCACGTAAGCCATAAGTGGACCTGAAATAGGTGAAGGTCTGTACCGTCATTCCGCTGTTGATCGGAAAGTCGCTGTCCTCGGTGCCTGCGAATAGGATGCTCATGTTCTGGTCCCCACTAAAGTTTGGTAAATCCGCCCGCAGGTTGCGTCTGGGCTTGCGGGTGCGATGATTTGGACGACGTCGCCTGCGCTCAGTGTGACCGGGCTGGCGAAGGTGAAGGTTGCCGTGGTTCCTCCCACTCCAAAGGTCATCGATCCCTTGCTGACCCCGTTTACCTGGATGTCGAAGACCGTGCTCGCCGTCGCGGCGTCCAAACACTTCCCGTAGCTGCCGGTGAGGCTGGCCGGGAGCACCACGGTCCTCGGCACGGTCCCGATCCAGATCACCTGGGAGGCGGTCGGCTTGGTGCTGAAGTAGCCGTACAGGTCGTATGGCTGGGCGATGTCCGCGCTTCCGTCAAAGCTGACCCCTCCGATGCTTCGGGCGGTCGTCAGTTTTGCCGCGCTGCCGGTCGTGTTTTGGTTGAGGGTGGGCACGTCACCAGCCACCAGGCTCCTCCAAGTAGGGGCTGCCGCCGCTCCCGAGGTAGGTCCTGCAAACACCACGTTCGCGCTTTGGGTGGCGAGCGTCGCCGTCAGTGTCCCGCTTCCTGTCACGGGGCTGTTGGTGACGGTGAACATCGCGGGCATCGACAGGCCCACGCTGCTTACGCTGCCCATCCCCGAGGTGTGGGCGTCGGTGTAGGCATTGGCCGAGGCCAGCGCAGCCGCCGCCGCCCCTGATGCGTCAAAGTCCGAGGCCGCATGGGTGGCCGCGCTTCCAAGGCCTGACACGTCGCTGTAGGCGATCCCGCTGACTGTGGTGAAGGCCGATGTGCCGTTGGCCTTAAGGTATCCCGCCGTGAAAGTCCCGGCTCCCGTCCCGCCTTGCGCCACGCTCAGGTGCCCTGATCCGTCTAGTCCCGCGTAGCCGTTAGCCTGCCCCTTGTGGCTCATGTACTCGATGTCGACTTCGGGAACCAAGAGGGTGATCGCCCCGAACGCGGACCCGGTCCAGGCGATGGAATAGACCGCCTGGGCCGCTGTGGTGTTGGTGCTTGGTGCCCCGTTGTTGCCGATGTGCAGGTAGTAAGTGTCCGCCGCCAGCCCTGAAAAGGGGATCGTGATGCTGGTCTGGATGCCGACCACGATCAGGTTGGGGGCCAGCCAGGCGTAGCCCGCCGCCACGATCAGATTGGTGCTGCTCGTGGTGGGAAGGTAGGAGCCGGGACCGATCAGGGCGGTGCTGGTGCCAAACAAGGCCTGGAACAGCGGGAGCTGGGAGATCACGCCCGCCGCCAAGGCCTTGGCCTGGGTGAGTGCCGCGTCTGCCGTGGTCTGGACGGCGCTGAAGTTTGCGTTCAGCTTGGCGACGTAGTTGGTGTCGCCGTTGGCAAAGGTTTGGATCGTGGTCGTCATCTCACCACCTGATTTCTAGGAATGTGGACCCCCGAAAGAGGGCATAGGCTCCGAACGGGCAGGACCCGAATCCCCCGGCGTAGTCTTGCAGCTCGGCCAGGGTGAGGATGTGGGTGGACATGCTGATGTCGACCGGGGTGCCGATCTCGTTCCGGTCGAGGCAGACCGGCAGCCGGTGGTACGTGCCGGTCTTGGTCTTGGCGAATCCGGTGATTTCGAACTTCCCTGAATGCGACCGGGTGAGGGTCACGGGCATGCCCACGTCGGCGTAGATCAAATCGTGCGAGGCCTGGGAGATCGGCACGTTCTTGAGGGGCATGTTCACTTGCTGCGAGGACATGAAGTCGTAGCCGGTAATCCCGACGTCCACGTCCGCGCAATAGGTGAGGGAGGTCGAATCCCCATACATCAGGGTCGGCCTGGTCAAGATCGTACCAGTGATCGTGAATAGGTTTTTGTTGGCCTGGTACTGCATCATGCTGACGTAGTCGGCATAGGATGCGAACTGGTTGGTAAGGACGCTCATCTTACGGAATCCTGAAGCAGGTTAGCTGGATGGTCGCCTTTGCTCCTCGGGTCAGGTCCCTGCTGTAGTCGAGGACGTAGAACTTGTCGCCGTACCAAAGCTGGAGGATGTCTCCTTTCTCGATGTTGAGGTCGTCCTGGATCTCCACGGTGCAAGTCTTGCTCAGGTAGTTCTGGTACCGCAGCTCGTTGGCCGCGAGCATCTGGGCTTGGGCCTCGGTGGTGATGAAGTCGCACTGCGCGTCCACGCGGTTCTCGGCCCATGGCTCGGCCCCTTGGTCGAAGGCCTCGGTGATGTTCCGTGCGTGGACCCAATCGTAGGGCTGGCCCCAGACCTCGTAGTGCCCGGTGCCGATGCAGGACATGGTCAGGAAGATGCCGATCTCGCTCAGGGTGGTCAGGAAAGTGCCTACGGGGACCGTCCATCCTTCGATCAGCGCGAGCACCTCGTCGCCGATCCGGCTAGAAGCAAACAGCCCCCCGATGCTGATCGATATCAGGGCAGGCTCCCAGGTGGAGGTGGTCAGGGTGATCTTCCCGTGGAAGTCATCCAGTTGCTGGTAGGATTCGTCCACGAAATCGACCAGCCCCGAGTTGGCTGATTGCAGGACCTTCATGTAGGTCATTTCGGCCCGCTGGTAGTGGTCGGCCCCGAACCAGATATCCTTCTTCTGGTGGAGCTGAAAGAATCCCGCTGTGATCGTCGCCGTGCCCAGCACCTGGCTGACCTGATACGCCTTCGAGAGTTGGGGGTCGAGCCACTTGAGCTTGATGCTGTTGACCGGCATTCTCGCCCGGCCTTGGTTGACCGAGAGCACACGCTCCTTGGCGACGGTCTTGTCCGCTCTTCGGGTCATGTTCTTGTTGGCGACCGTGAGCACTCCGAGGGCGTTGACCCATGGCTCGTACTGGGCGGGCCAGAAGAGGGTCTGGAGCATGCCCCAGGCCGAGTCGTCCGCGAGCTGTAGGTTCTGGTGGACGACGTAAAGCCCAAGGCTCGGGATCTTGTACTCGTGCGGTTGCAGCCCCATCGACAGGCACACGTCCTTGGCGATGGAGTCCAGGGCCGCCCCGGCCAGGTAAAGGTTGGTGACCCGCTTGACGCTCTTCCAGGCCTCGCTTTGTTCCCTGCTCCGCACCGACAGCCGCATTTGCCGCGTGCCGCGTGCTTCGGTGTTGTCGTTGATGGTGTAGATGAAACCCCGCCACAAGGGCGCGTCCCCGATCATGACCTCGATCCAGTGCCCTGGCTCGGGTCCGGTGACGGTGTAGCTGCCGCAGGCGTTGGAGGAGGTGACGTCGATCACCAGCTCGGTGTGGTAGCGGAGCAGGATGTCCATGGCCCCGGCGGTCTGCCGCGCTTGGGCCACATAAGGTGTGAGGTCGAATCCGTCCGTTGCGGTCCCGGCGATCACGTCCGCCGCGCTGGCGGTCGGGTGCCAGATGACGGTCGCCTCCCTGCCTGAATCCATCGGTATTTCATCCCAGGTGGTGAGCATGTCAAACCTCCGCTGTGATGGTCACTTCCACGTCCGTCGCGTGGATGCCCGTCAGGAATGTGCTTAAGTAGCCGTTGCCGTCCGACAAGGTCTGGGCCGGGCTGACGGTGGCGTCACTCGGGCTGGCGGACGTCCAGGTTCCGGTGACGCTGGTGATGTGCTCGCCGCAATTCCCGTATGCCCTTGAGGTGACGCGGATCGCGCTGTTCTTCCTCGGGATGCCGAGGGTGATCGGCGGCGTCAGGCGGATCGGTTTGGGAATCGGGAAGTAGCCCTTCACGCAAACGTGCGGCGTGCCGTTGGCGTCGTCTGGCACGGTGCCGTCGCAGATCAGGATTCGCTTGTTGTTGAAGTCCCAGCCCACTCCGTTGGTGAGGAAGGTCTGGCCCGCCCCTGGCAGGCTGAAGACCCCTAGCGAAATCCCGCGCATGTAGTCGACCAGGGTCACGATGCCGGTCGTGCCGATGCAGTAGCACTGGTTGTTTTCGGCGGGGCATATCTTGTAGCAAGTCCCGGCGGTCGGGACCTGGTGCAAAAGCTCACCCGTGGTCCAATCGAAGATCCCAGCATGGCTTTGGTACAGGCTGCTGTTGTTCAGGATGTGCGCCACCATGACGTTCTGGGGCGCGTTGATGAAAAACCCATCGATCAGGCTCCCGGTATAGCCTGGATCTGCAAACTTCGAGCTGTCGTAGGGTCCGTCTTGGAAACCGAAGGTCGCGGTGTCCAGCCTCCAGAACTGGGTGCTTCCGGTGTTGAGCGCCCACATGACGGATCGGTCCTGCTGGCAAATCGGCCAGCCGACCGGCAGCGGGTTGACGAGCCCGTTGCCTACCCACTCCCTGCCCAGGTACAGCCCCGTGGTCGAGTCGAAGTCCTGCAGCCACCATCCCTGCCCCCCCCC